GCACGAACTGATCTGATGTATATCACGTTGGATATAAAACATTTTGATCAATCTGCCTTGGCCGCAATAATCAAGGTTTTATTACTTATGCCTTTTTTGTGTCTAAAGAATGATGGGACCGAGAATTATCGTATGGCTAGAGCCTTTTTTATTGAACGGGCACATCAAATGGCATGTAAGTTGGTTAAGTGGGAAGGACTTGAGTACCGATACATCATTGGGCAAGTGTTTAGTGGCTTGTATGTTACATCATGGTTGGATACTGTTTATATGGTATTGATGGTTACTGTTGTGTTGACTGCAATTTATACTGAGATGAAGAAAGTACGAGGCCCACATGAAGCACGAATGTTTAAAGACTCTTTTATACGTAGGTTACAGTATGGTGATAACAGTTGTTATGCCTTTGAGGTTAAATATCTGGATGTATTGTTTTCAGGCAGGACAAAGGAGGAACCTCTTGGTAAGTTTCAAAGATATATGATGACTTTGGCTGGTATGGAGCTGAAGGCCGATGAGACCTTTTTGTTTCTGCCCGATGATACAGGTGTGTCCCCCCTGCTTACTGTCATAAAGCCTCGTGTATGTGGTGAAGACCTTATTGGTTATGATATACTACGTCAAGGGCCTGAATTCTTAAAACGTAACTTTGTAAGGATGGTGATTGATGGGCAGGTGCAAATAATGCCTTGGAGGAAGGAAGACGATATGTTTACCAAGTCGGCAATTAGCGCTACCATTGATGATTTTTCGCCTGATAAATGGTCAAGTAAATTTATAGGTTTGTTGATAGATACAATGGGCACTAATGCGGTAGCCTATGATGCGATGAAGTATATGTTTTTGGCAAGTTTGCAACGACCCACAGGTGATGAAAATAATGATATACGGGCCTTCCTGCAACGCCTGTATGACATAGCAGCTCAGCCTGGAGAGAATTTTAAACGTAAGGTGGGTGAGCAATTTGTCAAGGTATTGGCACGTACCGGTTTGAATTTGAAGACTGCGTCTCTCAAAGCATTGTCGAGACAGAAGCTATTGCGTGAGTTTGTTTGGGATCAAGAGTGGCGAGAATCGTGGTCTAGATCATTTAATTTGCCGTTATATAATTTGGATGGAACAATAGTTCCTGGTTCTTATGTTGATTACAATTTTTTTGATGTTGATAAGAGAGAATTTGTTGAAAGACAGATGAGTGAAGCATGGACGGACTTCGATGACATGCATTAATATGTTGCGTTAAGTCTGGTTGACCAATTGGTTGTCTGATT